TCATTATTGCATCTTATGGAACGTTTTCAACTGGAATCAATATTAAAAACCTCCATAATATTGTTTTTGCCTCTCCGTCAAAGTCTAGAGTTAGAAACCTCCAGAGCATTGGACGAGTACTCAGAAAGGGAACTAACAAAACCAAAGCTATTCTATACGACATCTCTGATGACTGCTCTTTTAAATCAAGAAAGAACTACACATTAAATCATCTCATAGAAAGAATAAAGATCTACAACGAAGAGAACTTTAACTATGATATAATAACAATACAACTAAAGGAATAAGATGGAAGACGATTTTTACGCGACGATAAAATTTAAGAATGGCGAAGAAGTCTTCGCTAAAGTAGCAGCGTCTGAAGAAGAAGATAGAACGATGCTCATTCTTTCATATCCTGTAATGGCCACTGAAGTAAAAGCAAAAGGTGGGCTAGTTGGGTATAAAGTAGAACCATGGTTAAAGACCACCAAAGAGGATATGTTTATTGTAAATATGGATGATGTATTAACTATATCTGAATCAAATGATATTGCTATGATTCAAATGTTTCAACAGTTTATAAATGATTCTGATAAGATGAAAAGAGGAGAACCAAAGATAAGTAGAAAAATGGGATATATTTCCAACGTAAGAGATGCTAAAGAAATTCTAGAGAAATTATATAAATCAAAAGATAATAAAAAGAAATCTAGCTAAG